GTTTAAATCCAAAAATATCTTATTTCCAGATTTATCAGAAACTATTTCATTGTTAACCACACGAATATAGTCGCAATCCCCAATATTTTCTACCTTAAAGCCATTTACATAGCCCGCAACTTCTGGGTTTCCTAATGTAGGTATTGCCCCAAATGCGCAATTATCTACGTAAAATATTTTACTACTAATATCCCCTAGATCACCACCTTGGAAATATGAAGTGGTTAGAAATATTAAATCTTGATCTTTCATTTCCAATAATTTTACACCACTTTGCCACACTACATTAAGGTTATTAATAACAAATTGCTCATTCAGAATCGTTACGGTCTCCCCACCAACGGCTGCAACAGTATAGGCGACGTCAATGTCAAAGGTCAAATCCCCCAATTTTCTGTCTGTATCTGATCGCTTTTTCACTTCATAATCACCGTTGTATGCTGCATTGCCCGCGATACGAACCAACATTTTCGGGGCGACTCGGTAACTACTTAACGTGACTGTTGTTCCTCCTGAACCATTATCGGAAAATGAGGTAATTCCCCCAGATGATGGGTAGTTTTTAAATACCGTATTTGACCCTATATTAACGTAAGTCTCTGCAACAGCAGTCAAGCAATGTAACTCGGTTTGCCCAAAAGATTGCAGGGTGAAATTAATTGGGTTTTGGTCATCCGCTAAAATAGATTCAGAGAACCTATAATGCACCATAGGGAAACAGCGCCTAGTGTTTGCATCAATATACGTCGTATTAGACAATAAATCAGAAGAACTTTTAATTATTATCTCATCCGCTAAAGAAATAGCGGGTCTTGTAGTAGAGTTTGTTGTCGCTGAAGTCATAACTTAACCTAACTGCTCCACATACGCAAATGACCCATGCCCCATTAAATTTGCAGTACCATTACAAGTTATTAATCTAAATTTAACATCTAACTGGCTAGTGGGGTAGTGGATGCATATAGCGTATGGATTTACACCATTTGAATCAGTGGCGAATGTAGTCGGTACCATAGTTGATCTAGTAGTATCACTTAATTCAACATTTGAGCCATTATGCCATGACCCAATTATGCATCCTTCTGTTGAGTTAGAAAAGGTGTCAAACAAATTACACGCCACTAATTTATAAATGTAATTAGGCTGTAATGTAAAAACCCCAGTTGAACTATTATAACTTATGTTGTCTCCTAACTCTGCTATGGGACTATCATATACAGTATCACTCCCTGCCCCTACTCCAGTAACATCGGTAGTTCTTTTTGCATAAAAGAAAGAATTGCTGAAATTATTTCTTGATATGATTGTCGCCATCCTTTTACCTCTTTAAATAGTAAACCAGTTTGTGCCATCTGAGAATAATCTTAATACTCCATAATTTACGGTGATAGCTACTAATGGAGCGCCATCTATTGTAGCTGACCCTTCAGTATCTATTGTTATATTGCCAGCGCCAGCCCCACCACTTGTGTCTTTTATTGTTACCATATACAGATTATTCCCATCGCCTAGATTTAAAGTTGATGTGGATAAAGTGATCGTTCTTGGGGAAGATGTATCCGTGCAATAATAAAGATTGGCTAATCCCAAATTACCTGTCGAGTCATTTGTACTAAAAGGTATTGAGCTGTAAGCTATGTTTTCATAAGTTATAGCTTCCCCGAACGAAAATATTCTATTATTTGAGGTATCATCAATATATGAAATACCAAACTTTGGTTGCCCAGATTGATTGAAAAATTGAATTAGAGTAGAGCCCCCCGTTATGCCTCCACCGAGATTAATACCCCCATCTATGACCTCGAGATTCCCATCAACTGACAACCCGTAACTATCTGAGACTGAAGCGCCTGTTGTTTTTGAATATGTCGGCCTACCATTTTCATTTGATAATTGAATCCCCCAAAGTACAAAAGCACTAGTAGTAGGGCACATAATATCTAACCAGTCTGAAGCTCCTGCGACTAAATCTATATCATATCGTTTAAGAACAGTGTCAAAAGTTATTGTCCCCGGAGAACCATCACCTAGATCAAAAAATAAAGTTGACCCACTACCGTTTACTACTTTACCCCATACAGCCAAATTATAGCTATTACCATTTACTAAGCCTAACGTATTTTGACGAATACCTAACCATGTAGAAGTCCAGTTTAGTTGGTCAGCAGTTTGTTGACCATTAGGGGCAATCGTATTATTTGGGTTAACTGTTACGTTAGTTTTACTCCAAGCAGCATTATTAAAATCTTCTGACCACTTTAATAAATTGTTAGTTTGACCGAAACCACCAAAAGGTGTGTTTTGCGTGCCTATTTCAGTGATAGGGGCATAAAGGTTTCTAGGGGTATAAAGCGCATCAGTTGGCGAAGTATAAAAAGCGTTATTATTTAGTCGATAAATTTCAACCCTTCTAACATCGTGTGTTGTAGAGCTACCTCCCGTTCTAGCGCCCATCCCAATAAAATCGCCCAATAAATTTCTACCATTCACGTCTTGATAGTCTAATAATTTAACCCCATCCAAACTTATACAAATAAAACTATACGCTATCTCAAATTCTAATCTATGCCATTGATTATCCGCCCATGGTACCCCTGACACAGTAGCTAATTGTACACCATCGAAATGTAATTGAAATTCACCATCGAATTCATCAAAAGCAAAAATATACCCTCCATAAGCCCCGGCCTCGCCGATCGGTACCGATGTGCAGTGAGTAAATAACCATAGTGCATCCGCTCCAGAACTACTACCAATCCTAAATTCAGATACTACTTTGAAATAAATACCTTGATTCTGCTCCCAGTATAATGACCCACTTTGATCATTCAAGTCATCGGTTAATCTCACGTAGTCTTCTGTGGCATTATATGTAGCATTTCCGCTTAAAGTTGCAGCTGCGGTATTTTCCGCGGCAACTGTGGGGTCATTTCTGCCGTCCCAATAAATTTGTCGAGTTGCTAATGAAAGTTCATTAATAGCACTTTGAACGTCAGTTTCATTAATAGGTAAAGTCGGGGTACTAGCTATTTGAGAAGCTGTCATACCTGTTGGGTGTGGGTGTTTATGATCTTCACGTGCAAACTCTAATGATGAACCAACATCCCCCGTACCGTCATTTGATGCGGGCGATATGCCATCTGCAGCTTTTGAATCATACCCTGCCTTAAAAGATGCTGGGGTAACAGCTCGGGAAGCATCTGTACCAGCTATAGCCTCGGCATCTGTAGCTAACTCAACTTTACCCGCCACTGAGTCACTAGATTGATTAATATTAAGTGTACCATCATTTGATAAAGTACCATCCCCTGAAACGGTAACAGTTGCTGGGTTAGCGGAGGCATCACCGATAACTATTTCCCCATTGGGAATAGAAGTTTTTACAATTCTACCGCTACCATTTGTTCCACTCAGTAGGTGATTAGTCTGATTAGTCAAAGTTATATCAGCATGCGTAGGACTAGCGGATGTAGCTAAATTCTGATCAATAGTAGAATCTTCAGTAATAGTTAATGTTTTTGAAGTAGTGCTACCACCTGATAATGTATACCCAGTTGCATTATTAACTTTTTCTACAATTGCTAAAACTTCGGAGGGGGATAAAGTCCCTGCAATTTGTTGCCATGCATTTAAGTTGCCGTTGAAGATAGCGATATCCCCAATGTGCCAATCGGATATACCGTCTAAATTAGTAGCCCCGGCAACATTTACTGCGTACCAATACCCATTTGTGCCTACACCACTAGCTAAAGCGGGGGTGTTAGTGTCTGCATTCCATGTGCCTTGGTACCCGTCAGAGAAGCTGCCAATTGGAGAAGTGCCGTCAATAATCTTAATAGGCATTAAATGTCCCCCTTGAATGAATAAAAAACGCGTAACTTTATAGACGGGTCATCGCCGATTGCGCTCATCCTCTGACCTGAATTAGGCACTGAAATAATGCTTCCAGCTGGAAAAGGTATATCAGTCGCAACAGCAGCATCTCTAGATTTTGCGATAGTTAAATAGCACATTTTACCAGAATTACCCTCGATGTATACCATGACCTCTCCAGGTTGAGTGCCATCAAGTTGTATTGATGTGGCGGATGTCCCGACAGAAAAGGGGCTACCTGTAACCTGGTTATCACCGTCATAAAAAGAGTTATCCATCCCTTTCGCATTCTTATCTTGAGATGTCTGTACGAAAAATTTAGCCATGCTTAAATTCCCCTACTTCTTGTCATTTTTTTTGCCATCTTTTTTAGGGTCAGGCTTTGGGTCAGGCTTTGGCTTTTTTTTATGCAAAAGCCAGCCGTCATGCTCCATGTCAAATTTTGTATAAGAATCAACCAAGCAGTAATCATCATTTTTATAAAGCTTCTCCATGATGATTCTCCTTACGCTACTTGCTGTACAATTCTTACGCCTAAGCGACCATCAAGCATTTTGAAACCTACAAGTGAAGACATTGAAAGTACGGTTGATTTGAAATCTCCATCATAGTAAATGTTAGTATTAATACCATATCCGTTAGAGTTGATAGATGCTGAATCAACACCAGCACCTTGAATAATTGGGGCAATACTCGCGAAACCGATACAATCCGCAACTCCAAAGAACCCAACAGTCTTGTAAGTAACCGCAGTACCGCCAGATACACCATAGTTTGATACCGCAGCATTGTCAGCAACAGCAGAACGTAAAGGCTCTTTAATTGATATAGTTACTGCATTTGCTACCGCAGTTGCATCAGCTGCAACAACAACATTGCCATATCCTGCAATTGTTAAAGTATCTCCAGCTTTGAAAGTTCCTGTTGCTTGGTCTGTACCGTCCATAATAATTGAAGTTGCGCCCACTGCTAAAGCACCATTCACTACAGCTGTACCGATCGTGCCTGACGTGTGAATTGATTGTGGGAAGTACTGAGACATATAAATATCAAAGTTAGAAATTTTACCGACAACACCTTGACGTAATCCGTCAGAGTTACCCGATTCATTAACTTTATTAACTAAGTTAGCCATGTTTTCGTATAATTCAGGAGTCACAATACCAAATCTGCCGAGCATCGGGGCTTTATTAACGTTTAATTGACGTGCAATTGCGTTAAAAGCGCTCAGATTATTAGGTAAACTCGAGCTTAAAGCAGAAGGGTAAACGCCTGGGACGTTATCAACTTCAGCTAATAAGTCGCTCTCTAATTGCTCTGCCATACCGATTGCAACCGGGCTTACAACTCGTGAAACATTGCTGTTCATGAACTGCATAGCACGTTGAGGTGAAATTAGTTCAGATGGGTCGATATCAAGCGTTAATTCTTGAGAATCAATCGGCACTGTTGAATCTAATTCTTTTTGAATGTTGAAAGGGATAGTTGATTCAACTATATTTTGTTTAGTTACCGCTGCGCCTGAAGCACGAGAAACAGGAGTTACTGTTTGACGGCGATTAACTCTAACTTGATCACCGGTTCTTGGATTTTTACCGAAATTCTGTTCGATGTCATTGTTAAATAGTCTACCAGCTTCGATATTACCTTCTAAGATTTCTAATGATTTAGCTGCGACTAGATCTGATACGGAAAATGTATTAGCCATTTTTATGCTCCATTGTGTTATACAAAAATTAAAAAAATCTTTACTTTTCATACTGTCACAAACAGATCACATAAAAGTTAAATTATCATGCCACTAGCTTTTTAAAATAACTAAATGCAATGAGCTACAAGCCCTACGATATATTTAATAAGATACTAGTACGGATATTGAAAAAATGCAAGTTTTCACATTATTTATTTGATTTTAGCATTGAAAACCATTCTTTCGCACTTTGATTAGCTTTCATCAAATCTTGACTGCCATAGCTCCCAGTTCCAGCGCCATAAGTGCTAGGTTTTTCCCAATGTTTATACGTTCTACGTTGCTCATTGATATAATCTTCAATAGAGAATTTATCACCTTGTTTATTGAATCGAGTATTACCGTTCTCATCAATGAAAATTGGGTTATTGTGCTCATCGAATCTACAATCATTCATAACATGTAGTGCAATATCAAAATGCGCAGTTTCTTGAAGATTAAGTTTTTCACATGTACTTTTAACAACTGAATTAATATTCATGCTTCTAACTCTATGTTGCAAAGAATCATAATCACTTCTAAGTTTTTCTTTTTCTTCATTAAAAGCTTGCATCTTAGCTTCATATTGCGCTTTCTGCTGCTCAATAGAATTCTTCATCAACTCATCAAATTTACCCTGTGATAGTAATTCTTTCTGAGTATCGTCTTGCGCTTTCTTTTGAAGCTCCAGAAGTTTTTGAATTCCTTCTGCCCCTCCAATCTGATTCAATTGTTGCTCAATCTCAAAAGCTTTAGTTTGTGCTTTCTTTTTCTCACTCAACAGTTGTTCGTTATTACGGCGTAAAGCCTGCAATTCTTTTTCCCAATCTGTTGATTCATTTTGTGGGTTTTCACTATTATCGATATCACTCATTATTGCTTCTCCTTTTAGTTAACCGAACTGCTTATAATATCATATTTTCTGTACAATTCATTTAAAGTTAATAAATCACCATTTCTTGTGTAGAAATCAGACACCGTTAGTTTATTTTCTCCTAATAGTTCTGTTCGTTTTTCACCCAAGACAGCTATTTGCGTTTGCTCGTTTTGCTTTTTCAACCATTGCATATAGTCACTTTCTCGCGGAACGCCTCCGAGATTTGCTTTAGAAACACCAGTCATTCTTTTAAAATACACCGCAATATGTGACCTGCATCGTGGATGCAACGGCGGATGAGGTAAGTCTTCGTATTTACCTTCTTTACCGCTAAGCGTCTGACATATAACCGATGTCCTAGAGTCAAGCACCGCAACAAATTGCCCGTACATAACAAGACCAGAGGTGTTTAATATGTTAAAATTATCTATGACTGCGGATTGTGCAGCTATGATTGAACTATTAACAACTGAATTGAGTTGATTAACACTTGTGTTTAAAACGCCATCTTGATATTTATTCTGTTGCGTACCCGTTATTGAATTAACTATCTCTGTATTAGTTTGATTCTGACTTAGTCCATAGCGTAATGTCTGCGTAATTCTTTTTATGTCAGCGTTAGACGCTATGTCAAAGTTATCTGTGAAAAGATTTCCGACGATCATCATAGCTAAGAAATAATTATAAACACTGGCATTTGTAGGAATTTCAGGCTTATAGTAATCACCATAAATTATATCTTGCTGGGTTTCTTTTTCTTCTTTTATGAAATCTTTTATAAGTGACAATGTTTGCTTCTGTATACTATCATATTGAGATTTACGTAATCTAGTTATATCTTTTTCTAATCTATTAAGTGCACTTAAATTTTTCTGTAATAAGAAATTAAAATTGTCTCCTGTTGAGTACTCAGCAAGAAACGATAATATTAAAGCCCTAAGTTCTTTTATGATGTATATGCCAATTAATGTATCTGACAAAACATTTGCGTTCGTGCCTGCAAAGTCAACTACGTTACTTTGATGTGATAAAGATTTATCGAATATTTGCTGATTTATCGTAGTCATTACAACTCATTTTTTTCTTGTGCTATTCTTTGTAACTCTTCGTCATAGCTGTATTTAGTTATACCTAAATCTTTAGCTCTATCATGCAAGCTTTGTTTTGATACAATTTCATTAATTGTAAGTCCGGATGCTTTCATAAGATCATCAACATCTTGAATCTTAGAGCTAAACTCATCGAAACCTGAAAACGTGACATCTTTATAAGATGGATTACCTATGATAAAGGATAAATCTTGTAAAACTTTTGTGTATTGCTGTGATAGTTGATAAATAATTGATTTAAGTCCAATTTCAGCCATTAATCTTCTTTGAATTAATGACTCTCCAGACTCTTTCGCACCACCAACATCTAATAATTTGCCCGCATATGCTTGAGCCAATGCGATATCGTGATCAACTTTTTGTTTTACAAACTCAGCACCTGTTTGCATCTCTATAAGTTTTGCATCGGCATCGCTTTTAGAAGTTGTAGTTGATACAAAGTTATTGGCGCCAAAGTTGACATTTTCTAGTTCTCTTTGATTAAACCCCATGAACAACAACATAGGGTCACCTTTAGTCGCAACTAATTTGTTCCAGATTGCCACGTTTCTATAAATATGTAAGCACAAATGAGCAACTGGAGACAACGGGGAATTGCGTATTTCATCATTCAAATTATACGTGGTCAATAAATAGAAAGGCACAAAACTAAGGGAATTGCCCTTATACCTCGGCTGTCTAGCTGTAATCAGATTATAATCTTTATCTCGTAATTCTTGTGTGTATACCCCATCAATCAAACGTAACATTAAATAGTTATACTCATCATCATAAGTCAACGTATCTTCATTAAATGTTTCATATCTCTGACAAATAACCGCAAAATCTACATTCCCTTTTTGGTCTATATGCCAGTCGATTATATCTTCAGTTTTATAACTTAAAAGTTTTACTCCAAGTTTGCTATCATCAATCTCTATTAAAGCGCCAACTCGACCCATCGACAGTATTTCTCGCAATGACTTAAAATAAAAGTCATTAATCATGGCGCTTGAGTCTTCTAAAGTTTCCTCGGGCGTAATAACATTTTCCCCCGATGCTGCCAGCCCTAACATTGCATTCAAAGCTTGAGTTGTCAGTTCAGGGAAATCCGTCATTTTTAAAAACCGATCGTAATAATTATCGCAATTATCCCCTGTTTTTTTTAAATTATTAGGGAATTTAAGATACTCAGTGCCACGACTTTTAATTTTCGTATTTCCGCGCAATGCGTCACGCAAAAATCTCCATTCGTATTGAAAAATTTGATAGTCGTTGTTGCTTCTTTGTTCGAATGACATTTATAATCCCCAGGCTCTATAGCCTACTTTAACAATGTTTTCGTTGTGTAATCGCCCAAATGTTAAATATCTAAAACTATCTATTATATGATCAATGCCTGACGATTTGTCTGGCTCTCCTTTTTGATCATACGTCTGCTGTTCTAGTGCACTGATTAGTTTTTTACATTTCTTTGATAGTATAATCTTATTCTCATTAAATGCAATGTTGCACGAATTTATAGTATCTCTAACTCTTGGATTCCCAGAGTTATTATATACAACATCATAAAAACCAGCATTTTGAAGTATTCCGATATCTGAAGTGCTGCTTGATGAGTGACGATTTCTCCCACTCGCGTCAGGGTAAATAGTAGCCATAGAAAGATTTCTAACTTTACGATGTATCTCTTTAACTAAATCTTCCGTGTCATAAGCGTCGACAATCTCATCAATTACAATTAATCTCCTTTGATCATCTTCTATTGCTATTACTGCTGCCATATGCTGTATATTGAAATCACATCCTATATACACTTTGTGGTGCATCTCGATATTATAAATCACATCAATTACATGTTTATTTCTGTCGAATTGCTTATAAACTGACCCACGCTCTAAATTTACAAACTCAGCATGAAAATATGCCCTTTTTAATTCTTCTGGTAAATGATCGTTTTTAGCAACAAAATCTTCGACATCAATAAAAGGATTGGACCACACGTCTGCTTTTATAAGTTTCCTACGCGGGTGATTCTCCCCAATTACAGCAGGGTCAAAGTGTTTGTACGCGAACTTAAACCCTTCAGGCGTTCCCGTAAGATTAACCCTGCACATATTGAAGAAGTATTGGCGATCGCTATCAGCAACACGCAATCTACCAAATAGTTGATTAAATGCAGCTGTCATGACCGATTCTCGAATTCTATCGAACTCATCAATATGAATGCTTGCGCAGTTAGATGCCATGATTTTAGATGCATCAGTTAAGCTGAGAAATCTTATTGCGCCGTAGCCAGGGATTGTTAAAACTTTGGGCTTACCAATAAAAGTGCAATTAACGTCTATTTCAAGACCGTAGAGAGGAAGAATTTCAAAAAGTGTAGGATAGGCAGCCGTCTCTAACAATTCGTGTGACGGCTCGTAAAACATCACTTGATACTTTGGGAACGGTACACGTAAACGATTCTGTATAGCTTTGTGTAAGTTTGTTACCGTTTTACCGCTACCGAAACTGCCAACAAACGCAGTAATCTCATGCGTAGAACTTATGAACTCTAATTGTTTTTCACTGAAATTGATTTCAAGATTCTGAGGTATCGTCATCTTTCACATATAACTTATTGATAATTTCATATTTCGGAATACTATCGCCTGACATTTCAATCTTATCTGTTTTATCCCAGACATCGGGTTGAACTCTTTCTAGATACGCGATAGCATGCATTGACGATACTAAAGCTTTCTCCTCAGCCTGCTGTGCTATTCTAGATTTAACATACTCTACCGTGTCTTTGAATTCGTTGTCAGGGAAATTTAAAAGTGTCTTTAAAGAAAAACCCAAATGATAAGCAAGTCCGTTAAGAGTCATCACTTTTTTACACTCTTCATGGCTACTTATATAAGCGTCAACAGCTTCTTTAAAACTTTCTACGCTGTCAAAATTGACATTTCTATAGTTTTTCACATGTTATATCCTTTGATCACATAGCATAAAGTATAACACATGATTTTTTATTTATCGATTTTTCCGCATTGTCAACACCTCATTTCGTTAATTTTTAGTTGTCCCCCTGATTAGTTGAGATTGACCCTTTTGTGTTTTTATCGTAGTTGCATATACAATTTAAAGGACTTTTTCAGAATAAGTAAAAAGTGTCGATTTACCGGGATTTTGACGATTTTCAGTGAATTCTCTCTCAGAGGCTTCTGTATATATAATTTATACGATTTTCGCGATTCCTGAAACCCGCATAAAATAAGGGCTTGAGGGGTGCTGTATATAGAAATATAAAATATAAATTTTTTCACTTCTTCCTATAAAAAAACGTATTTTTTAAAAATAAATGGTGGTGACTTTTTCTTATATTCTTATATTTTTATATTTATTTATATCTAGAATAATATATATA